TTACTGGATTTCAAATGCAGATAATTTCTCCTCCAGTTCGTCTACTCGCTTAATCAGTACCTTTACCGCCGCGAGCGTATCCATCATGATCACGTTGTTGTCCAGTTGAAGAAATTCAGTTTCGATCTTTTCCCCGTCCTTCATGTACACCATTTTGCTGTTCTTGACGTACTGCGGATCAACGTCCTGCGCCTGCTGCGCGATAATCCCCCGGCGCGTCCTTTCATGCTCATCGTCGTTATAGACGAACGTGACAAGCTCAAGCGCCCGGATGCGTTCGACTGACAGTTGTCCGTCGGTCGGTTCAATGTTGTGCTTAAGGCGAGCGTCGGATGTTCCCTGAAACTGGACGAACCCTTTCGTGCTGTTCTGAATCCTTCCGTCTGGAAGGAATGCAGTATATTGTACCGGAGCATTAAACCCGCGAACCTGAATCACTAACTTATGCGCTACGCCAACATGCTCCTCATACCAGATTGAGCACGCCCCTGAATCACCATTATTGTCAGCACCTCGGTTATTGAACCGCCATGTCATAGCCGGGGATGCAATTATATCCCCCGTCGAGGCATTGGGCGGATCATTCTGCAACATTGCGACATACGACTGGGCATAGCTGCCGTGATAGTTTGTGATAGTTCCTGCGTACACACCCAGGCCGCCATTCCTGATCCTCAGTCCGGGAGAGATAGTCAGCGCTCCGTCTTCAGTGATGATCCTGTGTGTAAAATCGGCCTCACTATTCCCATGATGAAAATCAATGTAAGGAGTATCAAAAAACAGCTCAAGGCCATTTCTGATTGTCGCCTTCCCTCCGATATTCACCTGCTTCTCGAATGTGACAAGCTCTCTAAATGTGTTCACGGCGTTGAAGGTTTGCGACTTCGTCCACGTATTGGTGGCGGTATATTTGGCCTGATCCTTGTTGGCCGCCGTCAGCGCCGTGTCGATATTCTGCTGTCGTGTGACGTATTCGCTCAGGAACTGCGCCCACGACTTGACGGTGGCCGTCGTTCCGTCCGGCTTAGTGATTGTCACATTGCCTGCCCCGAACAAATATTGCTGTTGGTTCGCTAAATCAACATAAGTGCGGTCGAAGCACTTCTGAATGCTGGCCGCCAATTCGTCACTAATGTTAGCCATAGTGCCCCTCAGTCATATTTCCTGGAAAAAATGAACAGCGCCGTGGTCTGGTAAACAAAACCAGCTGGACCAGCGGATTGACCGGCAGGAATTGCGTTATTCGACAAGAAATTCCCATAGGCTCCAGTGAAACTTCTGAATATTGTCCACAGCTGTCCGGTTCGCTGAGAAATAAGCGAAGAGGCGCATGGCGAAACCGCAATAGGTTGACCCATATCGCGCGGTTTCATATTTCCACTAATCGCTGTGGTTTGTACTTCTAACGGTTTCATCCCCGCGTGATAAACCATCCGGCCTGACGAATCAAAAATAAAACCGCCATACCTGGGAACATCTATAACCATATTTCCAAAGGCGTAGACCGTGATATTTCCTGTTCCTGTCGTTCGGATTATCTGAAGGCATTTAAACCCGTTTTGTGAAAATTCACGCGTGATACATACCGCGTCATTGTCAAAGCGAATGAAAAACATGCATTGCATGTTGTCGGGTATACGCGATTGAAAAACATATCCGTTATTACCAGGAATAACGGCCCGGTCAATAAGATTCATCGGCGTAAAGTCAGGACTCATCCACATGGCGCCGTTTTCATCGACAATTTGCATTCCATACATAATTAAGGACCGAAGAAAAAAACAATTCGTGACATGCTGGGGTCCACGCCGTTCCACGACGCGGCCCCTCCAGAAATGGATACTGAAGGTGAACTGCCTGGCGTTCCTTTCCAGTCCGCTGTACCCACCACGTAATACCGTAGTGCTTTACCCGGTGGTGGATTTCCATAATTGACATAACCCGAAGCCTGCGTGTAAGAACCGAGAAAAAAAATCGGGGTGAATACCCCGGTTATATCCCTACCACTGGCGTCGTACATTCGAGCGCCGTAGCCCATTATTTACAGTCCTTATTAGTAAATCCGGTCGCCAGCCAGTGCCCTACGGGACGAACTGCCTGGCGAGGTGCAACACGCACCTGCATGCGACCAAAGCGGTCATACCTGACCGCATTGATTTTTAGCTGGTACTGCCCGTTTACCGGATAGGTGTTGATTTTGTATGTCACCGTGCATTCAGTTGGCTTGTAACGCTGGTCTGCACAACCACTAACCAGGATGCTAATACCGCCCACCAACAAAACGCAGGACACCGTTTTGATCAAAAACTTTAAGCCCTGATTCATCCAGTTGAATCCTCCCTTGACCAGGTACATTGCTATTCATTTCGAAAGCCCCATTTTTTGGCAAACGCCAGCCGGTGGAGCCAGGTTGATAGTTTGTTGACTGCAGGCTGTCAGAAATCTGACCAAAGTTAACCGTCAGGTTACGGGCCATCGCCTGCTGAAAATAAGCGCCGTTCCCGTCGATACCGAAGACCATATTTTTTTGATCGCCGTTAGGCACATAAACGCCAAACGTATCAGCCTGGACCAGGAACTGTGACTGGCCGCTGCCGTCAATCCCCAGCTGGATACCCGCCACGTAGTTATTCCCACCGGAAGACGTATTGACCTTAACGCCCCACTGCGCTCCCAATTTCCCGTTTAAATCCGCCACGGTGGATGCCGTCTGCTGAACGGTCGCAGACATATCCCCGACCTGCGAGGTCAGCGTGGTGATTTGCTCAGTGGTTGATTTTTCCAGGTCGGCAACGGTTTTGTTCGTCGTGGTGATTGCCGCGCTGTTGTCGCCAATCATGCTGCGCATCTGGTTAAAGCCGGTCGCCATTGCCAGGCCGTTAGATGCGATGGTTTCGTCCTGCTTCGTGATGCGCGATTCTGCATCATCCACACGCGAGCCGAGGCTGGTGATTTGCCCTGCCTGCGCGGTGATATCCTTCCCTTGCTGGGTCACGGTCGCAGTCAGCTGGGTAACGGCGTTCGCGGCGCCAGTGGCGGTATCCTGCGCCTCCTGTGCGTCGGTCACATCGACAATGCTGATATCGTCCAGATACAGCGAATAACCGGCTCCACCGTTCGCCCCCCTGGTGGAGATCCACATCTGCGCAATGCTCCGGTCGGCACCAACGGTCGCTACTCCCGTCAGGAGAACCCATTTACCGCGCGAGATGTTTGTCTCGGAGATACGGACGGCTTCCGGCCACTGGTTTGCGCCGCCATTCTCTCCGCGAGCAAAGAGGCCGACAGACACGCTCCAGCCGTTCGGTGTCGACATATCGCTGGCCATGTAAGCCCAGAGAGAAAACCGATACTTACCGCCACCACGAACAGCAAGCCAGTTCCCGATCATCTTGTCGCTGTTGCCGCTCTCGCCGCTGTTACGCGTGATTTTGAGCGACTTCTGGCCATTGCGGTAAACATCGGTCGAGACGCGCGCCAGCGAGCTGCTGCCCAGCTGCTGGTTTGCGGTGTACGACTCAAATGAGCCATCACACCAGGGGTTTAATCCCTGGCTCTGCAGCGCACCGATTGAGGCGTTGACCGACGTGATCGCGCTGGCATTAGAGGCAATATCTTTTCCCTGCTGTGTCACGGTCGACTGCAGGTTAGATACAGCGCCAGCCGTGGCATCGAGATCGACCCGGTCAGTAATATCGATAACGTACACATCGTCGATATAAATTTCGCCTGCATTCAAAAACGCGTTGATGCTGACCGACATGGTGCCGTCTTTAGTGGCGGTCCATGTGTTGCTGTACTCCTGCCATACGCTGCCAGTCAGCATTGTGGCCGGGTCAAAGCGCGCCTCAACGATTACAGAGCTGTCGAGGTACGCAAATCGAACCTTGTTATTCGGCTGCGTGTTCGGCTGCATAGTCGACCCGGCCTTAGCCCGCAACCACGCGCCAAACTTGTACGTCCTGCCCTTAACAACAGTAATAACAGTGTCACTCGACAAAAGAGTCGCGGATGTAGCGGCGACATATTTCACGATTTTTTTGCCGCTATGGGGACTGGATGCCGCCATAATCGTCGTTGGTGCTGGCGCGGTCCAGTTGGTGAAGTCGCGCTCGAATCCTCCGTTTAAAATCAGGTTGCCCGTGATTTTGTTATCCACGTCAGCCATTGCTGCATTCAGGCTTGCAGAAACGGCGGTCGTGGCGCTGGCATTCGCAGCAATATCCTTGCCCTGCTGCGTGACCGTCTGCTGCAGCTGCGTGACCGCAGACGTATTTGCATCGATGGCCACCGCATCGGTGATGTCGTAAATGGCGATGTAGTCAATTTGAATGACCGATGCGTTCGGGTAGCAGTAGAGCGCAAAAACAGAGCCATCCACTGTCGCCGACGATGGCGCGCTAAACTCAGCGGCATACGTCGCCCAGGTATCCGTGGCGGAGAACTGCCGGTTTTCATAAGTCCCGGCCACATTCCCCAGGTAGTTAAACCGGCGAACCATGAAATTCATCGCGCCGGATACTCCCTTCGCCTTAACGATGACCTGGTAGCGACGTGGGGTATTGTGTGGCAGCGGCGCTTTCTGGTTAGCAAAGAGGCCGGTATACAACGTGCTGTCGAGCTGCGTCATCTGGACGCCGGGTTTACCGTCGCCAAAGTCGCCAAACTCCACCTTGTTACGCGTATTCCCCTGGACACCCCACAGCGCCGATCCACTCATAAAATTAAAATCGTTTGCCAGGTTCTCGCCGCGATTGAGCATCGCATTCACCGCGCCGGTGACGGAGGTGATCGCCTGGCTGTTCGTTTCAATTTTCCCTTCCGCTGCCGTGGTTCGTTGCGTCAGGGACTGAATTGCGCTGCTGTTCGCGCTCTGCCCGGACTCAAGGTTCGACACCCGACCAGTGATGGCCGTAATCGCCTGGCCCTGGCTGGTGATAGTGTTGCCCTGCTGCGTCACTTTCGCATCCAGCTGGGTGACAGCACCGGCGGCAGCGTCGGCGGCAGTCTGTGCGCCCCGCGCGGCGGTGATCTCCCGGCAGTGGAAATCAGTTGCATACCAGACGGAGCCAAACGGCGCGTTCTGGTTCACCTGCAGGAATGGGCGCATATATCCGCGCGGGAAGTTAGCCGGGACCGTCCAGCGGTATTTTTTCTCCGTCCAGGTCTGAGTGGGCGCAACGCTACCCGGTAAAGCAGCATAGGCCACGGCACCCGTATTCGGTCCCGTAGCCGAGCCGATGTACATGTTAAATGCGGCGTTGGAACCTGCCTTTGCCGCTACCCAGACCGAAATCTCGAATACCTGTCCCGCTTTTACCGGCCACGGTGGCGTATTGAGCTGGTGATCGCGTGAGGCCAGTCGCGCTACATAGCGACGCGGAGCGCCAGCCGGAATGTCAGCATCATACGGAATACCATCATCGTCGTTGCTGTCTACCGTATCCCGACGGGTAAACCCCATCGAGCTGTATGCAGGGTCAAATGTCGGGTTCAGAATGTAGTCGCCACCGGCTGCCGTCTGCGAGTTCAGCGCTACATTAATCCCGGTGATCGCCGTTCCCTGCGATTCAATTTTCCCCTCAGCGTTGGTAACGCGTGTATCCAGTTTACTCACGGCATCGGCGGTGGCCGCTTTGACCAGCCCTTCCTCAACCGTCGAAACACGCCCTTTCAGGCTGGTGATAGCCTGGTTCGCCGCCGTAATATCCTTGCCCTGCTGGGTCACGGTGGCGCTGAGGTCCTGTACTGTCGAGCTATCGGCCTTCTGGTCGATTCTTTTCTCCAGCTCTGTGTTAACAGTATCGATTCTGCCGGTCAGTTGCGTTAGCGATTTACCCTGGCTGGTAATCGTATCGCCCTGCTGGGAGACGGTTGTCTGCAGGTTGGTCAACGCTGTCGCGTTCGCATTAATATTTTCCTGGTCGCTAATATCAATGACGAACATGTCATCGATATAGAGCTCCCCGGAGGCAAGGCGAGCCATAACGCTCATCTGCATAACGCCCGATTTATTCGCCTTCCACTTAGCAAACACTTCTGTCCAGACGGAACCAGTCTGCAGTTTTGTTGGGTCAATACGGGCTTCCTGAATCTGCGAATTGTCATTAAACGCAAACCGGAATTTGTTACTTTGCTCGGAACCAGCAACGATAGCCGTTCCGTCTTTCGCTCGAGCGAAACCTCCAAACTTATAAATCCGACCAGCGACGACCGTCACCATCGTGGTATTGCGTACCTCATCCAGCTGATCATTGTGAGCTTTGAGGTAAAGAATTTTTTTACCTGAGCTGGGTTGTTGGGCCGTATCCACACGAACATCGGTCGTTGAACCTGTCACCCAATTATCAAGGCCACGCTCAAACCCACCATTCGGGATTAGGTTTCCAGCCAGCTTGTTGTCTGCATCCTGCTTCATAGCAGAAAGATCTGCTGACAGGCTCGTCGTCGCAGCAACGTTCGCAGCAATATCCTTACCCTGCTGCGTGACGGTGGCCTTCAGGCTATCCAGCGCGGCGGTGGTGGCTTTCTTCGCCACCTCGGCATTGGTGGCATCAATACGCCCACCCAGGCTGGTGATCGCGCTGGCATTGGTGGCGATGTCGTCACCGTTCTTCGTGACCTGCGACTGCAGGTCCTGCACCGCTGATGCATCAGCTTTCCCGGCGATACCGTTTGAGGCGGTCAGCATGAAGCCCTGCAGGTAAACGCGAGCGGTCGACGGCGTCCATCCTCCGCAGGCCATGCGCAGGTAACACCACCTCCCTTTGAAGTCATTCGGGATCGTGAACGTCAGCGTGCGGGTCTGGTAGCCGGTGGTGACACCCGCAAACCAGGTGTTGTCCTGGACAAGCCAGTTAGTCGGATTCCCCCAATTCTCAATCAGGCCCATCGTAAAATTCTGGGTCCCGATGCTGATCGTCGCGTCGTCCGTCTTGAATCCGAAGGTGAGCGTCAGTACCTGACCAGCTTCAACCGGGATTTTTGTTCCGTTGGCGATCCGAATCGCCGGCTCGGTCGTGGTGAGACCTTTCATCACCGCGTCATAGACCGGAGCACCCGCACCGGTGCCGGACAGCTGCCAGTTATCCGCTTTATTAATCAGGTCGCCATTCAGCAGGAGGTTGCCGGTCGTAATCTGTGACTTGAGCGCCGTCGTCTGCTGCGCCGTGGTGGCCAGCGTATTCTCGGCAGTCGTGACGCGGGTCGTCAGTTGCTGGACGGCATCCGAGCTGGCGCTGTCTGCCGGTGCCTGACTCCAGTCGCTCACAATATTGCCGGATTCAAACATCGGAGAGCTGATCCACGCTTCGCGCGCTGCAACTGCGCCGTCGAGTCTGGTCACAACGAGATACGCCGTCCCGGACAAGCCAGGTTTGCGTTTGTATTTAACCCAATAGCGGCTCCAGGACGTGGAGAGCGTCACGGTCACATCGCCGTTATACCCGGCTGGACGCTCCACAATAACGCCCTGGCTGGTTTCAGCGCGGATAGTGGCATCCGGCGTATTCAGGAAACAACGAACCGGCGTCTTGTCCGTCTTCGCTTTCGCATAGAACGACAGAACATACTCGGTACCGTCAACCGGCGCGGCCAGCGTGTAGTCGAGGACGGCAAAATCAGTCGCTCCGGCGGCACGCGTCAGGATGCAAACCGCGTTACCCCGGTAACGTTCGGTTGCAGATGGCGATTTGCCGGTCAGTTCCCCGGAGTTGGGTATCAGGTTTACGCCGCCGATTCGGATGTTATCGACCTTCGATTCCACCCCGGCAATCTGGCTGGCGTTGGCCTGAACTTTGCCGTCGATAGTCTGGACGTCACCCTCGATTTTCTGGATGGCCAGCGTATGGCCAGCAATGACGCCGTTCGCTGAAACAAGGTCTGCTGCAACCTGATCCGTTTTCGAGGCAGTCGACTGCAGGTCGCTCGCCAGCGTATCCATGCGCTGGGTCGCCGCTGCCGTGGATTTATCATAATCGACGCGCAACGTATCCACACGGGAGCCGATGGCCTTCTCCGCCGTCACGCGGATTTTCCGCTCTTCGAAAAGCAGGCCAGAAACCAGTTTATTCGGGTCTGTCCCTTCCTCGTTGCCGCGCAGCTGCACCGCCAGCTGGTTACGCTCCATTGCCTCAGCTGAGTCGGCAGCAGTCATCGCCGTTTTCAGGTCCTGAATCTGTGCCTGCGATGCACCAGGGGTCGGGCGCCCAACGGCCAGCCAGTCAACGGCATAATAGTTATCGGCGTCAGCCGCTCCACCCTGTGAGAAGTCGAGACGCAGGCGACGGATAGTGCCGGAGGCCTGCCACGGGATATCCGGGATCGCGATAGTGCTGATGCCGGTGGCCGGGTCAAAATCTGGTACGGGCAGTACCAGACGGCGTCCCTCGGTCCAGCCGGTTTCATCAGCGCCAATCCAGTAAAGCCGACCGCCCCAGGCCGGGTTGCCGACTTTCTTGATGCGCAGGCGGAGGTACTTATAGGCGCTGCCGTCAATCAGCGTGCCAGCGCCCGACGGGCTGCGCATGGTCGAAATGGCATCCGCAGGAAGGATCCACCCGTCGTCGGTTGTCGGGAGCGGTTTCGTGCCGCCATCGTCAGAACTCCACCCCTCGTTGTCCTTGTCGAAATACCAGATTTTGAGACTGTCGAACTGCTCGCCGGTACCGGCTGAAATCGACGCCATCTGCTGCGCCAGGCTGTCAAAGCCGTCCTGCATGGTGACGTTCGTCGTCTCAATCGCCGCTTCAACTTCGCGTTTGGCACTCAGCAGGTTATCGGCGGCCTGCTTCGCCACGGCGGCATCGTCCGTTTCGGCTTTCGCCACCGCCGCCGCAGTATCGCTGGCCGCTTTCTGCGCCGTGGCAGTGTCGCCTGCAGCGCGGTCTTTCACTTCCTGCGCCAGCTTGTTGGTTGTGTCGTTGGTTTTGGCGATGTTGGCAGCCAGGTCCTTGCCCTGCTGCGTGACGATGGCCCCCTGCGCGGCGACATCCTTCGCCGCCTGGTCAGCGGCTCCCTGGGCGGCGTCCGCAGCTTGTTGCGCGGCGTCGGCAGCAGCGCTGTTGTCCTGGATACCTTTGTTCAGTTCCTCGTATGTATCCGAGCCTTTAAGCGCGTCGTCGAGCTGCTGGTAATAATCAGAAACGTTATCGCTGGACATTCCATGCACCCAGCCGGTCCACGGCGAGGCATTGCCCAGGCGGTCAACCAGGCGCGCGCGGTACCAGAACTGCGTGGCAATCTGCAGACCCATCTGCTGATACTGTTTGCCCGGATACGCTAAATCGGTCAACGGCATCGCGCCGTTCCCGCTCTGGTCCGGGCTGTACTGCAGTTCGGTTCGCTGGGTGTCCTCTGCACCTTCAGGGAATTCCCAGCGAATTTCGATACCCGCGGTCAGTGAAACGGTCGTCAGCGCCAGCGGCGGCAGCGGCTCGCCGACTTTCCCGGTCAGGGTTTTCTCTTCCGAGTACGCCCAGCCACTGGAAATTTCCGCCGCGTTGATCGCACGGACTCGTACCAGATAGCGACCGGCATAAATGCCGCTGACCTCAAATGACGTGGTCGAGCTGCGCGGCACGTTAATCCAGTTGCCATCATTGCGGCGCCACTGCGCCTCATAGGCGATAGCATTTTGCACCGCGTCCCAATTGGCCTGCAGGGTTTCGACGCTGATACCCTGATTCACCACGGAGAAGGAAGTCAGGAGGATGCCATCCGGCGGAGCCTGGTTGCCTGGCGGAATAACACTAATCGGGCGCTGGTCGATGATTGCGCCAGTATCGATACGCGCAAATTTATCCGGGTCGTGAGCCACGCCGGTGATGGTGAGCGTGCCGTTATTGTTGTCCTTCACACCGATAACGCGGTACTGCTGCGGCACCAGGTCGGTATATTCGACGATCCAGACGCACTCCGCCTCTGGTGTCTCGCTGTATGCCGTTGTGACCGTCACCTGCCGACGACCGTTCACCGACTGAATGGTCCGGGCCTGTGAGATACCCGACGGCAGATTCAGATGCAGGCGGTCGCCCTCTTTTGCATCGATATCACGGTCGAGCGTGATGACGCGTCCATTCACCGCGCTAATTCGACCACCATTAACTCGCCCGGCCAGCCGTTCGTCGCCCAGCCCAATGATGTAACCCGGCTGCGGGATCCTGCCATCCAGACCAACATCAATTTCAACCATGCGGTCCTTGTTGTTGGTCAGAATGGCCCATAACCCTTTACGATGGGCTTCACTCTGCCGCGTACATCCAATGGCCGTGACTTCCACCTGATTAAAGCTGTAACGGGAAACCAGTTCCGGGATAAATGCGGGTTCCATCGCATCGGCATAGGCGTTATCCGGGTCAGACCACGAAACCAGGGCATTGGTGTACCGCGCCTTACTGGTGCTGCTGGAATAGCGCGGGCTACCGATAATATTTGCGCGCGTATAGTTGAAATCGACATCACGCGGCATATCGGCCTGCACGATAATCTGCTCACCACTCCAGCAGGTCATACCCCGGAAAATAGCGGCGAAATCACGCAGTACGGTGTAGGCGTCGTTGCGCTCCTGCACATAAACGTTACAGGTATGGCGAGGCTCCATACCATCGCCGCCCCTGCCATCGGGTATCAGCTGATCGCAATACTGCGCAATCGGGTAAAGCGCCCATTTGGAGATATTCGCGCTGGTCAGACGATCGCCAAGACCGAAACGATCAGAGACAACAATGTCGTAATAAACCCATGCCGGGTTATCAGTCCATGCCCATTTGAAGCCCCCTGTCCATGTACCGGTATATTCGCGCGTTTCCGGGTTGTAGTTATCCGGGACACGGATAACACGCCCGCGCGGCTCGCAGGAGATTTGCGGGATAGAACCATTGAACTGGCTGGAGTCGAATTCGATGTACAGCAGCGCGGTGTGTGGGTAACGCAGTTTCGCGTCAATAACTTCGGTGTAGCTCTGCAGCGTCATGACGTCGCCGATTTTGACGCTGTTCGCGTCCGGCGATACCTTGCGAAGACGCAGTGTCCAGGTGCTGCCTGCCTGCGGTAAATCGATGCGGTGGCTACGTTCATACCCGGAAGTGGTTTTGCCTGAGACGGCGGTCTCCAGTACGGTCTGCCAGGCTCCGCCATCCGTCTGTAAATCGATGGCGTATTTAACGGTATTCCCCACCACATCGCCGTCGTCTTCCTGTTTCATCAGGGATGGCCATTTCAGGCGGACGCGAACGGCAGAAAGCTGGGTATTGGTGAATGTGTGAGTCCAGGCGCTCTCGCTGGAAACTTCTGTCCCTACGCTAATTTCATTTTCAGTACCAGGAATACCCTGAATATAACTTTGTGCCTGCGTACCTGGACGAAATTCCCACGCTACGCCGCTAAAGTTTTGCGAACCATCGGCATTCTCCAGGGGGGTGCCATCGAGATAAATATCTTTCCCGGTTAAACCACCCGCAAATTCACCCTCACCTAATGCGATAAGAATTTTGGCTTTTGCTACAGACTGTAAATCGTCCGGCTGTTCCGTCGGCGTGCGCTGTTTAGAGCTGCCACCCTTGCGCCCTTTAATGATGTTATTTGCCATATTACGCCCATAAAAAAAGCCACCGCAAGGTGGCCTGAATTGGAGGGGATTACTTACTGAATATATTTATTGCTGGTCTTCGACATAGATACCGGCGGAAATAATCGCGCCGCCAATCCGGCGTCTACCATAAAGCAAACCAACGGGATAACCCTGTGAGGCGGTATTAGTTACACCGCCAAAGGCATAGCTGGCTTTATTGTCGGGGGATTCTTTACGGGCAAGGCCTCCGGGCTGAGGTGAAAGCATCTGGACGACACCGCCTAGCATCATTGCGCCGCCAGCTTGTATACCATACGCAGCATTTGCCCAATCCTGCGTAAAGTAGCCATATACAACACTTGCTGCAACAATAACTGCGCCAAGAATTGTTTGAAGAATTCCTGCTTTTTTGCTTCCAATAATAACAGGAACAATTCGGATAACTTCTCCATTTACCGGGAATCCTAAATCATCTTGCCCAATATTTTTATTGCCTTTAAAAATAGCAAAAGTTAATCCGTTTTCTTTACTGTTATTAAGAAATTTTTCAAAGCCATCTATTGTACAACATAGAGCCTGGATTCCTTCGCTAGTCGTACTTACAAGGCGCTCATGATAAGCGCCAAATGTTTTACCAAGAATTCCGCTTAACTCTATTCTTGTCATTACCTCTTGCATCTTAACCTCACATAAGCAACCAACCTTTTGGGTTGCTTTTTAAGTTAAATGCACATTCTTACCCTCGCCCCGTAAGGGTCTGATGAACCTTTAGAATGAGCATAAACTTCGATATCACTACCGCCATCACTACTCTTATTTATTTTGGTAACCATGAAGGTACCAATAAAATCGGCTGATGAAGAAATTAACCATCCAGTATCAGTCGGCATCGTGGTTGTTGACGGAGACCACTCCAAAAGTTTCGGTGCCAGGCATCTATTTACTTCATCAGGTGCCTTAAGGGAATGGGCGGATAATATTGGTGGCTTATCTGTAAGAGATGTACTTGAACAACCAGATAGCATTATTAACCCAACAATTAAAGATAATCTCTTCATTTTCTACCCTATACACTTGTTATATTTAACAAGAGGTTAGCATAGTTCTTTATAACGCAGAATCTTCATTGTTCTATCCTTCCAGTAACCACCATACGGTACGCGCTGGCTAAGATGGCCATAAAGGTGGTGCAACAGCATGTTACCTTCCAGCAGAATCCCGGCATGGTTCCATTTGTCCGACTGCACCTGCATGATCACCATATCACCCGGTTGCGGGGGACCATCAAATTCACGGAATCCGCATTCATACCAGCAATCGTGGTAAAAGTTTTCGGGATAGTCGTTTTCCCACCAGGGATAATCAACGCGGTAATCGTGCAGCTCGATGCCGTGGTTCTGCCGGAAATAACTCATCACCAAACCCCAGCAATCATAATGGCCAAGCACGAATGGACGCTCGAGGAGGGGCAACTCTCCGCGTGGGTGGATAGTACGCAGATCGCCTTCTGGCCAGCTGATAATATGCCATGGGAGCAGCGTTGCATCGCACTGCGCCTTATCCAGTTCGCTGGGTTGCGTGGTCGCATCAGGATGGCTGTGAACAATGCCGATAATCGTTCCCCAGTCCTCTACCTCTGCGTAATCTTCTGGTGCCAGTACAAAATTATCATTCGACTCGCTGGCCAGGTTCCTGCAGGGGAAATAGCGCTCCACTCTTCCTCTTTGAGCAATCAATCCGCATGCCTCACGCGGATAATCAGCTGCCGCATGAGTCTGTATCGCCTTAATTGTTTTCTGGCGCATCTCAGCTCCTTATCAGCGACGTACCTGGGAATCCGCCGAACGGCAGCTCGTTATGCTCGCCATGACGTAATTTGCAGGCCGTAAGCGTTCCTGGACAGACATCCTGCGATGGGTCATCAACCGGCTTGTTATTCTTGTCGAAATACTTTGTCCCGGCATAATCGCATCCATCGCCGCTACGGTATTTATTGCGAATACACCAGGTACAAACCGAATGATACTGCCGGGTAGGGATCAGTTTCCCCTGCAACCCCATCGGGCTATCGAGTGTGAACTCCACCGTTTCATCGGTTTCGAGTTGTTTGGCGTCAATGAAAAATAGCTGGCGCTTTTCCTGCGTCGGGTCCGCGGTAGCATTACCTTCAGGGAAGTTTCGTGCATCCAGATACTGCTTCTGCGTATCATGGATGGTGACCCGCGCCATCGCCAAATCGTCATAATGCAAACACAACGCGGTAATTTTCCCTTCTACGTTACCCACTCTGAGCGTGGGCTGCGCATCGCTGCCAGTAGTGGACGATTCGATGCCGTCGATATCGCATGGCCATGCTTTATATTCGGTGCCCTGCCACCAGATACTTTTAGCTGGCAATTTCGACTCATCACCACCGGCTGCAATAATTTCCTCGGCTGAGTGCGGAATATTATAGCCGTGGAAGTATAAGACCTCGTCCATATTGAAAGAACGGCCATCAATTTCAAAAAGCCGGATTGAATCACCCGGCTCCAGCTTCTGATAATCTGCGTTAAGGCTCATGGTTTAAATCCCTGAATAAAGGTTGCCGACAGGGAGTAGTTCCCTCCACCCATCGGTACTGGTTTATATTGCTCACAACGGAAAAGCCCAATATCTTCAAGGGGTGGCGTCCACTGGAAAGACTTTGTGCCGCCATGACGATCCAGGAACTGTTTTATAGGTCGGATATAGTCTTCGGTACCGACAAAATTCAGCTCCCATTCCTGTGACCGGGGATTTAATCCATCCCCTGATACCTGCGTATATCCGTCACTGAACTGCGCCTTTCGGGTACGAAAATTCACGGTTTGCGTTGGGTTTACTCGGGGACTCCAGGTAAATATTTCTATCGCCATCAGCGTTGTCCTTTTAAAGCGTTCCAGATAGCACCGCCTGGGCGCATATCTTTCGCCTGCAGCTCACGGTATTTCTTCTCAACGAACGACCCAATTTGCTGGCCAAACTCTTCAAAACCTGACGAGCTCTCGGTAGACGTCTTATCGCCGGAAATAGTGATCCAGACCTTTGGCCCTTCGGTGGTGCTGGCGTCCTGTCCGCCTCCGACCGCACGTACTCCGAGCGAGCCATCACCGGCACGCGTCAACGGCATAATGGCTTCCGGCCCTGCTTCACCAAATACACCGGCGCCTTTAGCAAAGGCGAAGAACTGCGGGGTATCGTGGACCTGATTGCTGTAGGCACTTAAGGAAGGTGAATCGTAGACGCCGCCTTTGGCGTTAAACTGGAAGCTACTACCCGCATTCTGGATCGCCGTCCCGGTACTGGCGCCAGCGGCGCCGGAGGCTGCACCACCCGCTATGCTGCTTCCAATTCCAACCACTCCCATGATGGTCTGCATGATGGAACTGGTGACGAGCGCCTGGGCGGCCATATCAATGAGATTTTTGATGACTGCCTGCGTCAACGAGGAAAACAGGCCAACCATGTTTTCCTTGAAGCTTTGGGTTCGCGTCAGCATGCTCGTTAAGAAATTCGTGGAGCGCTCATGTGCCGTCTCGAATAACCCAACGGCCAGGCTCTGGAATTCACCCTGCGATCGATATAGCTCCAGCGAGGTCTGATACTGTGCATCGGCGGACTCCTTCGTCGCCTTCTGCATCAGCATTTCGTACTGGTCTTTGCTAATCGCGCTGCCCTGATAGTAAGACTGCAGTAGAGCCTGCCGCTGTGCTAGCTGATTACGAAGCGCTACCAGTGGATCAACTTCACCGGCGATATCCAGTTTAGGAGCCGCGATTTCGTCAGCCTGCGCCTGCAGTAACTCTTTGGCGGTATCCCTGGCCAGAGTTATTCGGGCAGTCTGGTAATCTTTTTCGGTAAGAAGACGGGCTTTGAAAAGCTCGGCAAGGTCCTGGCTGACTTCCTGTTCCTTGCGCAAGGTTTCCTGCGCCGGTGAATACTGTGCGGCCAGATCCAGTCGCTGCTTCTGGTAGTTCTCCGCATTCATCAATAGCGCGCGCTGAAGGTCGGCATCGCTGGCGCCATTCTTCTTCGCTGCTTCCTGCAGCTCCCTGTTGCTGTCTTTCTCCTGAAGGTTAATCCGGGCCAGGCTGGATGCATGGGCCTCTTCAATTTGTTGCCGTAGCGTTTTGAACTGGTCGACCTTAGCCTTATTACCCTTCCCGGAGCCGGTACCACCATCCCCGGTCCAGGGGTTCCCGTCGCCAGTCTCTTTAGGGGGCGCATTCAGCGCGCCTTTCAGGTCGTCTGTAAGGGACGTGATTTTTCCAGACAACCCAAGCTGGGCCAGCGTTTTAGCATCACTGACGCGCTTGATATTTTCCTCTGTTTTACGCAATCCCTCGTTAACGCTATCGAGGTCCGCCCGCGCACGCGTCTGGTCTTTTTTCACCCCATCCAGCTGGCCGAAGGGGTCAAATCCTTTTAGGCTGCCAATACGGCTGTCGGCATCCTGAATCTCTTTAATCAGTTGGTTTCGCTGCACAACCTGGTTTTCATACTGATCCTCCAGGTCGAATTGCTTCACATTTAGCTGGTTGAGAGAGAGACGCATCAGCGCTTCGCTGGTTTCAACGACGGCATCTTTTAAATTAATGGCTGATTGCCGGGCCTCTTTTGCCCTCTCATGAAAATAAAGAATGGCTGAACCGGCCAGCATAGCGGCACCGAAAGGGCCACCGATTAAGTTAAACGCGCCTTTTGCCAGTCCTACGGCAACCGATGCCGCACGGGCGGATATCGACATTTGCCGGTTAGCCGCCGCCAGCTTCAATTTCGCCTGGCTGGCCAGATTGGTTTGCTCAGTTTCCTGTCGGATAAGCCGGGTAAACTCATCCTGGTAACTAATATTCATCCCGTACTGTTTAGCCGTCCGCTCCATCTGCCGGTAGTAACCGAACTCGGCATCGTTTTGTTTCAGGATGGCTGCAGTTGAATCCAGCGTTTTACGGGCGATGTCTGCATCGGCAAGTGCTCTCGCTTTCACCGCCGCCTGGCTTTCCCGCCAGACAGAGATATTTTCCCGAAGCCCTGCGGTTAGTTTTGTGGAAAGAACCGGAATCAGGCTGTAAAGCGCAATACTGGAGATTGTATTGAAGTTATCCGCCAGGCCGTTCAGCGCCTCTGTAGCGGCCTGAATACCGCTGCGAAGAGGACCGTTACTGCTCTGGCCAATCTTAATGACCATCCCCTCAAATGCACTACTCAGCCCAAGCAGATCGCCGTTCAGGTTGTTAACCCTGATAGATGCCTGCTCATGCGCTGTTTGAGTACCGGTCAACGAAGCGGTCAATTCATCAAGCTTTGAACGGTTCTGTACGAGAATGGAAGCCGCGCTGAGGTTTTCCACGCCAAACAGCTTCACCGCCTGAGCCGTTGAAAGGTTCTTGCCTGCCAGCGTATTGAGCGCCTGGCTTAAGCCGACAACCGAAGGTTTCAGGGTTTTATCTGTTCCCTTTTCCAGATTCAGGATGACGTTTCGCAGCGCCGTTCCTGCCTCTCCACCTTTCACTTCACGCTCGGCCAGAACCTGAATGGCCGCATTCAGTTGTTCAAAACCGACGCCAGCCTGTGCAGCTGCGACGCCGCCATTTTTAATGGCTGCTGCCGTATCCGTAATTTCGGATGAACCGTACTTCGCACCAGCGGCCAGAACGTTGATGTAACGATCCGCTTCCTGCGCACTGGCGCCATACTGGTTCAATGAAAGCGCGAGCGTTTTTGTTGCATCCGGGAGCGTCGTTCCGGCGGCCTGTGCCAGAATCATCGCGCTGTTCGTCGCCTGCTGCAGACCATCTGACGTCTTAAGCAGCTCCGGTTTAGCCGATGCCATCAGCTTGAGCGCCTCAGCCGCCTGGCTGGCGCTGTACTCTGTCGTGCGCCCCATTTCCTGCGCGGCCAGATCCAGCGCTTTCATTTCATCAGCGGTCGCGCCGGTGATCGCCTGCAGGTCAGATAGCGCCTGGCCATACTGCCTGGACGTTGTGATGATCGTACTTATGGAAAGACCGGCGCCTGCCAGCCCCGCCAGCCTGCTGACCATCCCGGATATCGACAGGCCGACCTTTTTATAGGCGTCTTCCGTCTTTTTCGCGTCCGCCTGGGCATTGCGGTTAAACCTTTTGGACTGGTTCTCCGCGTCGCCATACGCTCCCAGAAGCTGGGATTTAAAGTTGGCTGCGTTAAGGTGCAGCCCGACCGCTAAAGATGCGACGTCTGCCATTACTTTAATGCCCTCATGACTGCCGCGCATTCCTCTTCCATCTTCGTCCGGGATGGCGCAGGTGTTGTTTCGGAAGGAGGCGCATTTTCATCGCCAGGGCGGCGGAAAATACCTTGTTTCAGGAAGTAAGCGCGCCAGTGGTACAGGGTGTTTGCCGGAAGTGCAGCAATTTTGGATGGATCAGGCTCGCCCCAACGGTCGGCCAGCCAGAAAATCAGCTCCAGCCAGGGCGAGTCATTTAGTTTTTTTCCGCTTCCTCCAGCGTCCCGATGGAGTGGCGTTTCACCTTCTCCACGGCTTCCAGCAGCTCTGGGTTTTCATGGGCCTTCAGCACCTCTGCAGCCGTTGGCTTTAATTCATCGGGAATAGCCGTTCCGTCTGGCTGAACCAGCGCATCGATAATGATCTGGACTAAATGCTCGGATGCCTCACGCGGTACCCCAGCTTTTGTTGATTCCACCATTTTTTCTTCGTAGCTAATCAGTTCATCCCCGGTCAGGCGGCGGATATAAACTTTTGCGCCGAATAGCTCGGTTTTAACTACCGTCGGGACTGATTTAAGAAGCGCGGACTTAAGCGCGGACAGGTCAAAATCTTTATCTTTCACAGGACGTCCTTAAAAATAAAAAGCCACCCGGAGGTGGCTATCTGTTATTGGTAAAAATACTGACTATTCGCCGCCAGCATCGGCACCGGCAGTACCCCACTTAATGCTGTTTTGCTTGCCTTGCACGGTGATCTGAATGACTTCACTCGCTGGCGCGGTGATTTCATTCATCTGCCAGCCAGACAATGCCAGCAGCATTGTTGCGGTACGTTTGTTCGGCAGCTCAACATAAAGCTGAATAGTCTCGCGGGCCTCTGCTGCATTAAGTAACGCCGTAAAGCTCACGTTCGCAGGATCATCAATGAACCCCAGCGACTTTTCCGGGCCATCCGGCAGATCGCTGATGGACTGCTTTTGCTTATCCTTCAGCGTGGTACAGTCAACGAACCCACCGATCTGGCCCATCGCACCCAATGCTTTACAGTTATCAAGCGGCTTCAGCGCCGCCAGCGCGTCGCCGGGTTTCCCCCATTTGGTTAGCGTGCCTGCAGGCAGCATTGCATACTCAGGCGATGTCTGATTCTCAGCCATGATTATTCTCTCTTATATGAATCGGTAGCGGTCGCTACCTGTTTTGAATACCGTTTCGAATTTCCACGGTCAGGACGCGCAAAACAGTCTGGACGTTGTAATCCAGGGCGGGTCGAATAAAGGGGTCTGCAACCTGCTTAACCGTGCCGAACTCCTGCGCCAGCGCCTTCATATGGTGCTGCTTGCTGGGGCCAACACGGAGCGTTACAACCGCATTCCTTTGCGCCTTTCGGGTAGAAGAGCGGATTTTGATTGAATCCCGCATGTGCTGCCCGGTCGACGTTTCGTCGAAGCCGGCATGCTGCTTCATATCCTCCTCGACTACCTTTAATGCCTCGCGACCGGCATCCCGTAACACCTTCGTCGCGACCTTTTCTCCCAGGGCGGTTAACTGCCGTTCCAGCTCATCCAGCCCTTTAACTTCCATCCGAATCACGATGTATCCTCCACATAGTGAATGATGAAGTCGCGAATCAGGCGGTACTGGATGCTGCAGTTCGTCAGCGTCGTTTTATCCTGTTGAATGCCACCACGCTCAACATACTGGACCGGGATGCTATCCAGCTGGCCATGAACGATTGACTTCCATTCCGACCAGATTTTTTTATCCAGCTGCAGCAGTGAGGTGTAATCATCAACACGATACAGATTCACCTGGATACGGGCCGATACGATCCCCGTCCGCAATGTTCCCGAGTACATTTCCGGGTCAGAGATACGCTGAAAGGTCACCCCTTCCTGGACCGTGTCCGGCAGTAAAAGCGGGTACGCATTCATGCCGGTGATGCGCTCCAGCTCATTTTTAATCGCCAGTTCTATCATGCCGCCCGTCTGCCTCCCCGGTAATGATGATCTGGTCCGTTTTTCGGTCGATATTTCGGACGGTATAAACCAGGTCTTTTGTCGTGATTTTCCAGTCGATATCGACCACCACGCCCGGATAGACGGTAAACAAGCAGGTTTCCATAACCTGCTGCTGGTCCATCGTGCGGACTTTTCTACCTGATACCAGCTCCCGCTTTGCCCAGGCCTTTCCCGATTCAACTAACTTTTCCGGCAGCGGTTCGCCCAACGGCCCACGACCGGACTGAAGATAGCTAATCGTAATGCGGCAGTTCATCTCTCCCGGTTTCAGGCTCATACCGTATGCTCCTGTAAGGGGAAAAGGAGATACTTCACTGCTGCGGTTTCCAGCCATTGCCCGGTGTGGCCATTCAGATATGCATCACTGACCAGAAACTTGATGGCTAACTTGATATCTTCGTCCGCAATGAATCCGCGTACCGCCTCCGGGAGCGCCTGCAGCTCTTCATCATTGCTGACCAACTTGCAGTAATAATCACGCTCGATGCTCCGCTGCGCGGCGTTAACCATCTGCATGAGCATGGCGTCATGTTCAGTGAAGTCCAGCTCCAGGCGAAGCTGGGTTTTCACTTCATCCAATGTCAGTATCAAAGTCGTTATCTCCCGGTTTTGGTGCCATCGCGCGTTTGGCATCCTTCGGCCATACAGCGATATGACGCTCAACCAGCTCTTCCGCATACTTACTGTCAAAACATGCGATATCACCACGGGAATAGCGGCTATATGGGCCGAGGAACACAACAGGTTGGCGTTCTGCCTGTGCGACCGTGGTCGCATGGCTATCATCTGCAGCAATTTCTCCCTGCTCTACGGGCTTATCTTTCTTCACAGCCATAGCATTCTCCTTAAATAGAAAAGCCCGCGTGAGCGGGCCTTATTGATATATACAGGAATTAGAACAGGACGCCGGTACCCAGCACCAAACCTTCCGGGTGACGGAAACCAATATCGTGCTCAACAACAACACGAATCAACGACTGGTTACGGGCAAAGGCGGAAACCAGATTACCTTGGGCATCTTTGTAAGTGGCCTCTTTGGAGAAATCGACCTTCATGGTGCCATCTTCACCGATAACCACATCGTTAAAGTCGGCAAAATAAATTTCCGATTCTTTACCGCCTTCTCCCAAGTTAGCCGGGATCGCACTGGTACGTTCAATCCGATACCCTTTCAGCATACCATTCGCCATTTCCGGGTAGACGGTATTACCATTGCCGTCACGCAGCCCAAGCAGCCGCATATAAGTACGGTTAGACATACCCCAACCGCATTTAATCATCAGGCTATTCCCATCCATTGCCATCTGAATGATGCTGTTCAGATACTGGTCCACGGTGTTCAGGTTGATCTCTGCGGCGGCTTCCCACGGCTGTAGACGATTCCACTGTGTCGCGCGCGCTTTCATACCAATCGGCGTATCTTCGGTACCGTCATCACGCATAAACGCTTTATCTTCACGAACAGAGATAGCGGTCAGAATATCCTGCAGGACCAGTTGCTCAACGTTAAAACCGGCACGACCAATCAGCTGGTTAGAAATCGGGACCAGCGCGATCATGGTTTTTGCATTCAGTTTTACGTCGTCGAATTTTGATTCAGATGCCGTCGCATCCTTTCCTTCGCCAGTGTAGCTGGCACTTGCACCGCCAGCGGAGCGCGGTAACGACAGGTTACCGTTTGGCAGTGGGATAGAACGGGCGCCCAGCTTACGGACGATAGTACGAGCACTCAGCAGCTCAATGACCTCGTTTTGCATGTTCTCCGGGATAAGTGCACCACCGGAACCAGCAGCTGTGGAAATGGCCATCGATACTGACTGGTCATTCAGTTCTTCAGCGGCAAAGACAGCTGCATCACGCAGATCGCCCTTCGCTGCGGCGATCGACATCACCATGCGCGTCATGCCAGCGCCGGTGTATTGCTTCGGCTCCGCTTTGACAATGACTGCCGGGCCGTATTGGGTAGCTTTGACTGGCTTCGCGACCACTGCAGCGGCGCGTTCCGCCGCCTCCATACGATCCATTTTGGCGCTGATATCAGTGAACTGCTGCTGCAGGTTAGCAAACTCTGTCAGCTGCTCTGCTGTCAGCGTACCGCCGTTCGCTTCAATGGTTGCCAGGTCCTGAACTTGTTCGTTGATACCCGCACGCTGACGACGCAATTCTTCAATCTGTGGCATTTTATTTCTCTCTTTTTTAGGTATAAAAAAAGCAGCCCGAAGGCTGCTTTCTGGTGGTGACGCGTTTGCGTCGGGTTACATTTTGGTTTGCAGGTCCATCGCGGCTGCCTGCATCTGAATGGAGGTTTTTTGACGGGGTTGCTTATACTTCGCGGCGATCGCATTAATCGCCGACTGTGGGTCTGAGATTTCATCAGCAAGGCCTGCTGAAACAGCGCCTGGACCGAAATACAGCCCAGCTTGCGTATCAACGATAACCTGACGGTCGAGGCCGCGATATTCCGCTACTGACCCGGTAAACGTCTCGTACATTTCGTCAATCATCCCCTGGAACATGGCCTGTGCTTCTTCGCTCAGTGGCTCATGTTGGGTACCGTTATTTTTGTTATCACCCCGGAAGATCGTGGTAAACGTCAGCCCCATTTTCTCTTCCAGCTTTGATGTGTCCAGGTGCTCCATAATCACACCGATGGAACCTACACCACTGGTCTGGCTTACGATGATTTTGCTGCAGGCCGATGCGATGAAATACGCGGCTGAAAAAGCGTTGTAATTCACAATTGCCGTGATGGGCTTCGTCTCGCGAGACTGATAAATGTAATCAGCCAGCTCTTTACAGCCCACTGCCGCGCCGCCGCCGGAGTTAATATCCAGAACGATTTCGCTGATTGATGGATCGTTTAATGCCGCGTTCAGCTGGCTGCGGATTCGCTCATAGCTCGTCAGCTCCGTGCAGGCCTGCGTGATTTGTCCGCGACGCGCTACCAGTAATCCGTGAACAGGAATAACAGCCACGCCACCGGCTGGCTGTACCTGCTCCGATGCCGGTGCTTTCTCCGGGTCCAGCGCTAACTGGATGCCGCTATTCTCTACCGTTCCCTGGATACGGGGGATTAGTACCGCCTTTACTGAGTCCATCGTTTGTCGTGATACGTAATGCGGCACGCCAAAGACCATCTCCGCAAGGTGCGGAAGGTTAATTAATTTCGTTGTCATGGTTTTTTACCGGGTAAGCCCGCGCTGCGGGTTGTATTCAGGATCGGGACAGGATGGTGTTGATTTCCGCCATCTGCTGCGCGGTCGGCTTCTTATCGCCAGGGATAATTTGCGCGCTGTCGACCATATTCAGCGGCGTCAGATATTTTTCACCTCCGGCTATCGGCGGCAGATTCTCCATGCGCCGGATATCGTTAACCGACAACCAGCCCCACTGGCGGCCAAGCGCATAGGACTCATAACGCGATTTCTGGTCACCACGCAGTAAGCCGGAAACGTTGAATTCGATATACAAGTCACGGCGTTCGCTGGGCAGCAACAAATCACGCTGCAGCGCGCCTTCATGGCGCTTTAACCATGCCAGCAGCGTATACATCACGAACTGCAGACCCTGGTGCTCGATGTTGTTGTTTGTCGCTTTCGCCAGCATTTGCACCATATGTGGCGGGATTTTATAGAGCCGGCAGACCTCTTCCACGCCCCACTGCCGCGACTGTAGCAACTGCGCCTTTTCGTTATCCTGCGACAGTTGTTTGTAGCTCATGCCCTCCTGCAGCAATGCCACAGAGAACATATTGTGAATACCGGAATGGCGCTCGGTCCATTTCGCCAGCAGGCGATCAATAGCATCCTGGCTTTTAATGGTCGCGGCCTCTTTCGGACGCTCTATCACCCCGCTCATCGTTGTCCCGCGCCGGAATGTCGCGGACGCATGCTCCTCAACCGCCAGATTCAGACCAAGAACGTCGGCGTTCGTCTGAATGGGAGAGGTACCGATATAGCCATCCAGAGAAAATACTTTCACATGGTGCATCATGCGCATTGGTAGGGTTTCGCCGATTTCCGGGATTTCGTAATACGGCATCCCATCCGGCCCCTTCAGGACAATCACCTTTTTCGGGTTAATTGGGATCAGCTCTTTCGGGTAGCCTTTTCCATCGCGGTCGATGATCGAGTAGCAATTTCCCTCCAGCCCCAGCAACCCCTGCTGCTGCTCAAAGTACTCGAATGAGGTGTCTTTTTTGTTTGGCTGGGAGTGAATCAGGTCATAAATCGGGTGGTCTGTCGCGCGTTGCCGCCCTCCATTTTTATCTCGTCGATAAAGTTCGACAGGCAGCTGCGCGACGGACTCCGCCAGGAGGGTTACGCACGCTCGAACAGCGGAAAGTGCAAGCGCCGTTTCCGGCGTAATCATGATACCGGCTTTACTCTGGCTTGAACTGACGCCGCCCAGCATCGCCTCCCAAAAACCGCCCCCTGATACGGGCCGTTTTTGTCCACGAAACATCTGGGGAATGAACATTATTTCTCCCCGTTATTTTTAACGCTGGCAGATGCCGAGCGCGCGATTAAAAAAGACCAGAGCAGGCAGATGATCCCGCCGGTGATAAACCCCGCTGCAGGTAATACAAGCCAGGCTCCAGCAGAAACCAATAAAGCCCCGACAAGGCCAATAATGAAACTCAGAATTGTGATTAGCACGCTACGTCTTCCTCATCATAAACGGATTGGTTGCTGGCCCTACCGTTCAGCATTGCGCGGCCTATAGCCATAAACAGCGCTGTTGCGCCGTCGATTTTTGATTGTTTGTCGCCCTTCGTAGGCCGGACAATATCGTCGCTACCGGGTACATTTTTCCCAATAACGTTGCTGATACACCATGACAAGACAGGGTTTCCATCATGGTGGAAACGTCCGCCAGCGAGCGCCGCTTCCAGCTCCTTCATAGGGGGAGACATGTTGGTATAGTCCTGCCGGATAGAAATGGGATCGAATCCGTGGTCCTGCAGCTCATGGCTGAGTGCCGTTGCCCCACTAGGGTCAATGGGGATTTCGCTGACACGGACCTTATCAATTTCCTGAAGGTCAATAATGCTGGCCAGGATTTCGCGATAATCCGCTTCTGCCCCGTCAGTAGCCTCAAGCACTCCCATTTCGACAAACTTCACATATCGATCCGCTGTTTTGGCTATTTTCGGGTCCGTACTCCTTACAGTGTCCTCCGGTACCCAAAATTTTGGCTTGATGCAGTAATAGTGTTTTTTACCTTCAATCTCCCGGACAAATACCCCAACACCGGCATTAAGATCCAGACGCTGGGCAAGGTCCAGGCCGAGGTAATAATCCTCTCCGGCAAAGTCCTCATAGCACAGGGATTCATCAGCTGCAGCATGCCATTGCGTCATGTTGTAGAACGCAGATTTGCCGGATACCCAGATATTGAGGCGCTTAGTTTTAAACGCGTTTACCTTACGCGGAACCTGTTTAGCTACCTCCATCTCCGCCAGCAGATCGTCATACGAAATCGACACATCGAGGTTCGGATTCGCTTTAATGAAGTTGGTCGGGTCGGTCCAGTCGTCCCCTTCATCAAGCTCATAAATCAGGCCAAACAGACGGTCGTTAGGCACATGCCCGTTGAGCATCTCCTTGACTTGTTTATCTTTGTCGTAGCATGGCGATTCCAGCGATGTACCCGCCGTGGTGATGATAAGCGTCAGAGGTTGCGAACGGGCACCCATACCCAGCGTCATGGCTTCATACATGTGGTCCGTATCGTGCTCATGATATTCATCAATAATCGCGCAGTGTGGGCTGTCACCGTCGCCTGGCTTACCGGCGATGGGAGCGAACAGCGAACCGTCTGGTCGGGTCAGGCTATCTACCCATACCGAAATATTGAATTTTGAGCGGAGCGACGGAAGCCGGTCTGCCATCTGTCTGGCTGGGGTGAATACCTTTTTCGCCTGCGCCATCGTGGTGGCCCCGCAGTACACCTCTGCACTGTTTTCACCGTCTGCGCAGAACATGTACGTGCCTATACCTGCCGCGAAAAACGATTTCCCGTTTTTCCTGGCCACTCGGATATACGCTTCACGAAATCGGCGTTTTTTGGTCTTTTTCGTAACCCAGCCGAAAATCGAACTGAATGCAAAGGCCTGCCAGGGTTCCAGCTTCAGTTTTTGACCAGCTAAATCACCGCTGGAGTGAGGTAATAGTTGAACGAAACGGCAGGCACGTTCCGCCAGTTCACGGTCGAACCGGTAGGGATAATCCTTATCGAGAGAAATTTTCAGATCATTAAAATGGCGCTGGCATGCCAGCTGGATGCTCTTGCAGGCGAGTATTTTCCCGTTCAACACATCCCGCGCATACTGATTCGCCATATTGACGTTCGGGTATGCGGCCATAATAAGTCCCTAAAAATTGGGACGATCGCCCCAATCAAAATTCGTCAAATTCGTTTTCGGTTTTACTCCCGGCGAGTGGAGTTCGTTTTACCATCCGGCTATTTGGGTCAAGTTTTAGAACAACGCTCAGCCGGATTAACTGTGAGATATATTTGTCACGGGCCTTTACTGCCGCGCCCATTTTCTGCCCACCGGCTGCTGTCTCATCGCCGAGCCCATCATTTTTGATTTCCTGATTGGCATCGAAAAGAAGCTGAACAGTGTTGCAGTATTCCATCAGCAGATAGCAGTCCTCCATTTCGAACGTGCCTCGGTCGATAAGGATTCTGCATGTCCGGCGCCAGGCATCGACAGCCATATCACCGAGTAATTCATCGGGAGGAGTAACCGCACGAGTAACAGAACTAACCTGTGATCCTGTGTTGCTCGATTTCCGTCCTGCACCGGGTGAACGCATTCCTGTACCCATACTCAACACCTGAAAAAAAGCGGCAAAAAAAAGTTTTTATTTCACACGCGCAAAAAACTACCGGAAGCGGCAGTCCCGAAGCGCGAAAGGGGTTAGGGATTTGAACCCCCTTCCCCCTGGCGGCAGTTGCCTCAGTCGAGGTGGAAGTCGTCTTTCAGGCTGCAGCCTGACCGCTTTAGTACTTCATCGTTATTATTCCTCTAACTCAGGAGCGGTTCCGCCATCAGCCTGCAGCACACTATCAGGGATACAGCTTTCCAACGGCTGCATCTCAAAGATTTTGAGTCCATCGAAACCAAGGAAGGTTGCGTTGGTATTGATATTGCCGGTGATGAAGTCGCTAACATCCATCAATAAAGCGTTAACGATGCTTTCTGTGTCCTGCCGCCAGTAGTTCTCGATGGCCGTCAGTAACGGATCAGAACCATTGCTAACTGACTGCTCACCAACCTGGTAGGTTTTCTTGTTGTCTTTCCCGGTGACACATACCAGCTTGCTGGTCTGCATGGATACCTGATCCGAGTTGTTCACCTTAACGGTGATCGTAGCGACCTTATTGCCTTCATCGTTCGTGCTGGAGGCATAGAACATGGCTAGAGTTAGCTCATTACGGTTATACATTATTGGCTCCGTTGACGGTTACGGCGGCGGCGGCCACGCGGTTGCGGTTGTTGGGCTGGTGGAAGTAGCTCTCCTTCCTTCGGCGGTTCTGCACTAACTGGAACCGTTGGTTCGGCTTGTACCTGCTGGGGCGGTGGCGCAGGCATCTCTTCTACCGGACCTCCGCCCATTTCAACCTTCAGCAAGGGCTTTTCCTCGAGCGTATGGCTGAAGTAAAGCGCTGTTACTCCGGCACCGAGGAATGACGTTCCGTTTTTCTCCAGGGCAACCAACTGCCCATCAACGTATTCAATTTTAAGATTCGTGGCGGTCATCGCGTTCTCTCTGTTGCTGTTTTCTTTCTGTGACATGGCCAGCACAACGACTCCAGGTTGGAGTCGTCATCAGTACCGCCGTGGGCTTTAGGGATGACGTGGTCGACGCTGGTAGCTTTTGTGGCTATGCCGTGGCGTCGGCAGTTCTGACAAAGATGTTTGTCGCGCTGGAGAACTCTGGCGCGGCGAATTTCCCACGGTCGGCCATAACCCCTTTCATGCCGACTTTTCCCAGCCTGATAATTGCGCCAACCATCGCCAGCATGTTGCTGTCGGTGGGCGTCACAATATCCGCTGGCATCATTGGTTATTGCCGCGCACCCCCGGTGGCGGCATGGGCGTTTAGAGCGGGCTGGCATTAGCGGTTATTCTTAATCGCAGACCAGGCTTTACCACCCGGTCTAAACGCAATATTTAAAGTGGTATCAATCCGCTTAGATATGTCGTTACTGAGATCATCTATCGTCTTCAGGGCTGCGCTAGCATCCATATCAACTTTTATCGTAATGGTTGAAGTCTGTTTTTCCTTACAATCGGCGCCTGGCTTGATGCTCGATGCGGGGATTGTTGTACCAAATATTGAGCCAGAAACTAAATGGCCAGCAATGACGCCATTAACGTATTCAATCTTGATATTTTGCATCATGGACCTTTATGAATAAAAAAGCCCCGCATCTGCGAGGCTACTGGTTAAACATCATGGTGTTGCTGGGCGGCATTGAGAAAACTCTATTCAAAGGCTATTTGGCAAAAGAAACATCCGGATTTAGAACTTGATGTATCCAGTGCATTGAAATGTCCGAAAAATGTGATAACGTCAGTTTGGACCAAAACGATAACTGTTTTTATTCATATTACATCTCGCCCTGCTCCCCCATAAAGCAGGGCTTTTTTTATTCGCCCACCAGAAAAATCAACACAAAACGTATGGGCTAGATACATTAATGCCCATAAAAAAGGCCGCATCAGCGACCGTAAAAAATAAGGAAAAATATATTTCCACATTCAGGCATACAGCCAACCTAACACACTAATTATTATTGCTAGTACGATTAAAGTTATGGCCGTCTTGCGCATGAATACGCCATAAAACGCCAATGCCATCCCAATACAAACGACTATCAATACTGGCCACATGTTAAGTAATAATAATAAGTAAGCTTCCAAATCGCTGTGAATCGTCACAATTACTCCGAATTCATTAATTCAGCCATTCCATAGTTCAAAACTTCGTCACACGATATCATGTGATTGCCCCTTATAAAGCCTGACCTTATCACATGTTTTTAACAAATGTATGTAGTAATGGGAAGATCTACTCTTTCGCTGGGATAGAAGTCCTCACCGATTCGTAAATCCTCTCACAGGTCATTCCTGCTGTGTAGCGTTCGTCAGCGATTGCAGCATATCGTCGAGCCTCTTCTGCAAGGTCTCCAAGCATGTCGGCGAGCATTCCGGCGGTGGCGCCGGTTGTTTTGCTTCTGACGGTAGCGGCGAGACTCGCGGTGTGCTTTGCGGCGTCCAGGCGGGTTGCAAGGTGTTTTGCCTGCTGGCGCAGCTGGTTAACAGTGCCAGAGAGATTAGCGGCAGCAGCGCGCGCTGCAGCGGTTTGGGCTTGAGCATCTTGTACGGCCTCATCGCGGGCGATCAAGCGCCCCTGTTCAATCATCCGGGCAGCGGTTTGCGCGTTAACTTCCTGAGCCGATTCGGCGCTATCACGTTCTGCCCACCGCTTTTCCCATGCCCGATCGCTCCAGGCTAAACCAGCAACAAAGGCACCAGCAATAATCACCGCAGCGATAGCTGGCTTTAGGTAAGTTGCATTCACTGGTCAATCCCCCAGCACGTCAGCGCACTTTCCTGATCCCGGCGAGTTACCTGCCCGTAGCAGTTATTAGCGCGTATGCGGCAATCCTTCCCACCGTCCTTAATCCACCAGCGAATCGCTTCACATGCGCCTTTACGGTCGCCGACGTTGATGCGCTGGTAGAACGTAGACGGGAAGCATTTACCTGGGCCGATGTTATACGGACAGAATGAAGCAATGCCGACTTTCTGCGGAGGCGTCAACGGTACGCGGATATTCCGGTCAACCCACGCCAGCGCCTTATCACGTTCGATAGCATTCACCTCGTCACATTTTGCCTGGGTTAACTTCATTCCCTGCGTGACGGGTTTACCATCAATACGCGTGGCACCTCGGCAAATAGTCCAGACCCCCTGGCTACCATCGCGATACGCGGTAAGGCTGTTACCTTCTTTCTCATCCAGGAACTGATCCATCAAGGTTGGGGCAGATGCACCAGCAGCTATTAATCCCAGCATGGCTGCGCTGAGTTTCGTTTTCAGGTTGGCCATGTCAATGATCCTGTGGTGGTGGGCCACCGTAGCCCCGTTCAAGTGACTGCTGATACATCTTCGTCCAGCGGCGTTTGAAATAGAGGTTGGTTAGATATGTAGCCACACCGATTATCACGCCACTTACCAAGGCAATGAAATTCCAGTCAAGCCCATGAAACCAGTCATACGCTCTCGCCAGCCCAGTACAGATTAAGCCACCCGACGTGCAGTACGAGGCCGCCGAAAAGATTTTGTCAGGCATTTTCATAGTCTCCACCTCGCATAGTTAGCGGGTGCTGTGCATTTGAAAGGGTCAGGCCCATCGGGCTGATTTAACAACTAGCCGTATCGATGATGATTCCCGTGAGCCTGAAATGAAAAAGGCTACGCAAATGCGCAGCCTGTAATTGTCGTGGGTAATTTTTTTAATTGTCGCCAGAGGATCACTGACGCTGGAAATCACCACAAGCGATTGAAATCTGATCCACCAGATAGCAAAAAGCGCCGAAAGGTAGCGAGGTCATCAAGTGATTGTGTGGTGGCCGGCGAGATCTCCGGCTTGAACCTATTCTGGTACTCCCGCGATTTACTAAAGCGATCTGGAGCGCATTAGCGGTCTTCGCTGCTTTTCATCGCGTCGGCTTCAAGCATCAGCCTTCGCATTCACCACAACGATAATGGCGCTCAGTGCATTTAAGCCAGGTCCCATAAGGGAAAGTGCCATTATCTGTTGCCGCGCTCCGTTCCGTGGAGCAACGCCGTTTTGCGAAGGCGGAATTGACACGGAGTATTCAGGTAAAAAAATGCCAGCCTCTGGAGGGACTGGCAAAGGGATGTGACTTCGATTTTGTATTGGGCGTGATACACGGGTATCGGTATCACAACTACATTATAGACAATAAAAAAGCCCTGTATCTCTACAGGGCCCTGAAATCAGTACAGAAAGAATCGAACACCTATGGTGTGTGGTGCCGGGTGCTTCCCGGAGAATCGGCCAGCGTACCGATCCGTGTGCTTACGATAAAAGATATGAACCGCTGTACACTCCACCGCGTTGGGGATTCACCACGCAGGAAAAGTAACAAAAAACGTCACTTGCCACACTCAAGATTTTGTTTAAATCTGGAAAATACAACTCGACGATATGACAGGGGTACTGATGCAATGCATCTCGCGAATACCCCTGTCGTATCGCCGGAAAGCAAAAACCCCGCAAAAGCGGGGTTATTGTTGTAATCAAATTGTCGCTTCTTTCGCTGCCGAGTGGCGCAGCTCTGCCAAGCATGAATGGATTATCTGATTTTTTGGCCCATTTTCAACATCAAAAGGGATTTATAGCACTTTTTGTTAATCAGCCTGAATTCCCTTTCGTACCGACAGAAATGTTTTTGCTCTGAATATTTCCAGGCACCATCGCACGCGCTTGCGGGCTTCACCATCTGTTAGCCACGGGGCCACCAGCTGTAATTCCCGGGTTATGTCAGAGATTTTTTTGCGTGTGGTGTAATAACTAACTCCTACCAGATAAACCGGATCCGCCGCTTCAAATGCGCCGAGAACACAGCGCTCTACGAATTCGGCATCATCATCATGAATAGCGGAATCTATCAGGCTGATGACTGGCTGAGGCCATAAAATCGCATGTGCTCGGTTTAAGGCTTGCTGGCCTCGATATCCCTCCTCCCTCGCCTGTTCTATCGCTGCAGTAAATCGTTCCAGCGCTTTATCTGACCAGCGGTCCCCTTTCAAACCTCGCCAGCAGGAGTGGCCTGTGGGCTTTCGGGGAGCTGTTCCCCCACGCATGCTCTCTCCCCATATTGTTAGCAGTGATTTAATCCAGGCAGACTGAATGCCATTCAGGGGCGTAAACCGGCCTAACCAGCTTTTGCGAGGCGCGGCGGCCACTGTTTCTAATCCTGCGCGCTGCAGCCGGCGTTGACGTGGTGTCATCATGCTCTTCTCCTTACGCCAGAACGCCGAGCGCATAGGCCCGGTCCAGCAATTTAATAATTAATTCCGGCTGACTGCCGTACTCGCGCTCGAAAGCAACTGGATCGTGATGAAGCGTCCGGTGATGCTTACGGCAAAGAGGGATCGTAAAAATATCGTGTGCCTTGGTACCAACGCCGCCCTGCCCCCATCCGATAAGGTGATGCGCATCGTCGGCAGACTGACCGCAGCACATACATGGCTGAGTCTTTACCCAGGAAATAAAACCATCTGACACCCAGCGGATCCGCTTAGGTCTGGTGAATAAAGTGGCTGGTGCCACGGGATCAACAACCACTGGCACCTCTGGTTTTACCGGGGCTGGTGGTTCAGGATGCCTGGCAACCTTAGCAACAAGCGGGGAAAGAATGCTGGTGGCCGGCACCGATGGGACGATTTCGCTTTCTTTGTAGACTGACTGGAAAACTTCTTCTTTAAGCCGAAGGGAACGGCGCGCCATCTCTTCTGTGATTTCGTCCCCTATTCCAACGCTGACAGCCCACCAGCACAATTCAGCAAGTGACAGGGAGCGTTCAGGGTCAAATCCCAGTGCGATACGGGCAGCATCGATTATCAGATCTGCGTTATTGATACCTACCAGCCTATCAAGGGTTTGATCGGTCTGGTACTTCAGCTCGTTATCACAATGCCAGCATGCGACGATTGCCCCGGTTGAATGCCGGAACGTTACCAGCTCTGAATGGTGATAATCAGAATGTGGCCACTGGCAATGCTTAACCCTCTTAAGCAACCAGGATTCGAGACTATTCACACCACCAGCAGCCCTCACTACCCGCTCTTTCATAAAGAATGGTCGAATATCAGGATCATCTCGTAAAGGTTGTCCAGCGTCAGGAATGCGCCCGCTTGGTAGCGCCTTCATTTTTTCTGGCAGAGTCTCCACCAGCACGCGCCCACCTCTGAATAAAGGCATCAACTCTTTCCCGGGTTTAAGCAACACAATTCCCAGGTGCCGGGCAACATCAACATTTAGTAATACGCGCATCAGTCCCTCCACATTTTTTGTGTGTAGGTTCTGTTAATGCGCGGTGGCTTGCTGGATTCCGGCAACAGCACACGGAGTTCCCATGAGATAAAGTCGCTCGACAGGCTTTTCTCAACCGGACAATTCTTTTTCCGGTAGCGTTCCGCCAGTTCCAGAGCCTGAGACTCTGAAAGTTGTTCATGGAGAAACCAGCTTTTCTTCATGGGCGGGCCTCGTACACTCGCAGGAACTCCAGCGCCCGATCACGCGCCCCAGGTGCGTCAGCGATCATTTCCTGCAGCAGCTGCACGGCAAGTAATGGTTCCTTTCTTCCGACGACAGAAATCCCACGGGAAACACCGCGAGATAGTTTTATGAAGTTTTTTTTATGTAACGCACGAAGGTGCAAAGCGACAGCATTCGGTGAGCTAACGCCAAGAAGCCCGGCCAGTTCCTGAACGGTCGGCGGGTAGCCATGCTGATTGATATATGCCACCAGCAGATCAAAAACTTCCTGCTGTCGTGGTGTCAGGTTGTGGAATGAAGAAAGACCAGCGCCATCAACATGATCGCCAGCCTGTTCCGCATCAGATATTAATTTTGTTTGCGCCATGGTTTCTCTCCGTGACGCAGCAGGTATAGGTTGTTCAAGCCTATGATAGGAGTGTAACAGATTTTTTAGAAACGCGATAACCAGCCCACTCAAGCATTTGTGTAAAGAGTGTCGGTGTTCCTACGATCTCATCATCTCGTAAAGGCATAAAGGAAACCTCTTCGCCACGTCTGTACATGAGCGAACGTCCACTGTCAGGAAATGAGTGCAATCTTGCAACGATTACCCCATCATGACATCTGATGACTGCATATCCTTTATTCAGTAATACTTCTTTCTGTTTCACCAATCTCCCTCCACACTGGAAAGTTATTGTATGTTGTATCGACAAAACCGGTCGTTTGCGCAGTCTCGAATTTGCAGGAGAATTTCCACAATCTGCTTTTTAACTTCCTTTAGGACACAGTAAATTCTTAAGTCATTCGAGCCTGCGCAGCGTATTACCAAACTGCAATCATCAAACTGATAGGAAAATTTTATTAATAGTTTTTGTTCACACACCGACACTGAACCCTTTGAAAGTTCTTCAGCATGATCAATCAGTAATTTAACTTTCATAGCTGTCCTCTTGACAAGAGCTGTATATACATACAGTACACCTATGCATGTGATTATTCAATGCATTGACAGCACGAATCGTCAAAAGGCGTGGTATTTTCTCCTTTGTAGTTCTATGTAAAGTAAGTAAATTATGACACGGTCAAGGGTAAAACATGAATGAACACCACCTGAAGAGATGATGTTCATAGCAGGAAATTGAAATGAAATACGAAGTTAACTACGCTTTAAATTTTGCAGGATCAGAACATTTCGGATACTTTAGACCATCACTAAAGTACATAACTTCATCTCCAGTATATCGATCTTGAGCACTATAAGTGATTCCATAAGATAAAGTTTTAGAGGAATTATACATCATACGAATAGGCGAAACGTTATCATATGAAACTATCCAAGGTGTTCTAATCTCAGTTTGTATTCTATTAGAAATTACAACATGATCTTCATGAATATAATGATTTTCATAGAGACCTTTCCCCTTAACATAATATGGAGGATCAAAATATGTCAAAGAATTATCCGGCAAATTCTTTATGATTTTTGTAATGAAATCATTAGCATCGAGGTTAAAAATATGAATTCGTTCCTTTTTCTCAGCTATTAACTTAATTCTTTGAACTAAATCTTGCTTATTGTATCTAGCATCTAATTTCCATTTCCCTTCTTGATTCTTACCACCAATTACCCCCCCCTTAAGAATACCTGAACGATTTGTTCTGTTCAGAAAAAAAGTAGCAAAAGCAAGTTGAAGTTGATCCTTACTTTCAGGAGTCGTCATTATTGATTTTTGACGATGCCACTCATCCATTGTAACTTCAGTGGTCATAATCAGGTGACACAATTCATCAGTTCGATTTAGCACGCTATCCCAAAAAGAATATACAGCCAAGTTCAGATCATTAAGATATATTTTCGAAGCATACCCTTTGAAAAGTAACTTCAACGCCAAACCGGCACCACCAGCATATGGTTCTGCATAATGCAGCTCCTGTAAATTATTCACTTCTATGATTTTACTCATAAAGTTGAACAACTTACCCTTACCGCCGGGATAACGTAGTGGCGTATTAAACCGCATAAAGCACCTCATATGTATATGACCGGTATTATACCAAAATTAGGGAAGTTATGGCCATACAATAATTTACCGAAAAAACAATCAGTTATCAATTTGGAGATATCCGTACACTTTGCCTGACTCAATCCCAAAACCACTAATTAGCGCATTAATCAGACAAGCTTCAAATTTTTTCTTAAATTCAAACTTAAACTCTGGGTTATTGTTTAACCAATATCTGTATGGATTCTTGCTCACTGGACCTGTTAAAAGAGCACGGACGTTTTCATTTTGGGCAAAAGTTTTGAATAATTTTCTTAATTCCCCTTTCGCACTCTCTTCATTTTTTCCTTTCTTGTAATCTTTAATAACATCTAATAAAGAAATTTTTTCTTCCACTATATTAAGCTTTTCAATAATGTCAGCACTAATTTTTAAAAAGACAACTTTTGTGAAACCCTTATTTTCCTGCCAATACAGATCCTCTTTATCTAAATTATACATAAACTCAAACAAAAGTTGATCTGGCGGAAGAGTCGTCGGTAATAAGCATAAACTTCTTTCAGTTTTTGCTTTTTTAGCATTCTGACTGTTATCGTTTGCAACGTCGCCATCTAAAACAATTATGCTTTTATTAATAAACTCAGGTATCTTTCGAGCCATTAAATCCAACATTGTACTGCAACTAATATTTACTTCTTTCAGAGGCGTAAGTATTTTTTTAATATGCCGCTCTGTAATTAGTTGTTTGAAAAACAAATAACCTTCATAATCCTCAAAATAAACATTTATTTTAGGAAAAGCTTCTCCCGCATCAACATTAATAGTATCAACGAGCAAATCAGCATTTATTTCTGGCCATGATAAATTTGTTTTAGCTGAAATGGGGCCGTATGTGTCGGTAAGATATACCGTTTTATAATCCTTATCAGCAACCTGGCTAAGTTTAAACACTTCCTCTATAAGTATTGGAGAATGGGATGTCATAACAATTTGTAAATCTAGCTTACTAGCCATTCTCTTAAGAACGTTTATTAGTTCAATTTGTGCAGCCGGGAAAAGCCCTGCATCTGCCTCATCAATCAATAGAATCCCCCCATGATAATCTTTTAACTCTTCCTTAAGTCTTTTAAACGAGAATATTGCTTGTATTATCTGTCCAACGTTATCCTCACCAACAGAAACTGATTCATGGTCATAGTAATCTCCGTGTACAACCATGGAGTCAATAGTTCCTGTGGTCGCTGTAACAGAGGTTCCATTTTCCTTAATGAGTAACCTTCTATTCATCGATAAAATTTCATTTTTATTATCGATAATATACTGCACATCCCGTTCACTATACTCAGGTCGTAACGTTATAGGTAGAAGTCTCTGAAGGCTAAGGTAAATTACAGGATGTGTAACATTTCGACTGGTATTCTTATTACCTGGCACATCATTATTTCTAAGAACAGGTCTTGCTTTCTGATGATATGTTGAATCAACAAGACCAAGCCTTAAATTTTTCAACTCCTTTTCAAAAGCACCATCATACAAGCTTATTTGCACTTCCATTCCGCCGGGGGTATCAAATTTACTAGAAAACCTGAAATGGTCACTGAATTGTGATTTAAAACGATTACCTGTAAGTGTCCGATAAGAACTTAATAGTTCCGCTGGCTCTTTAGAGTAATCACGAGAAAAACTAAAAATTTGTGCAATAATTCCAAGTATCGTTGATTTGGATGTACCATTTTTTCCACAAATAACAGTTATTCGCTCCCCAAAGGATATATTAACATTTTTTAACCCACGAAAAACCTCAACATTCATGCTGCGGAGTTTAGTAATAGATTTAGCCACAATAAATTCCCTTCTTGCTCTAGTGTTTTTTATAGACACTATATATTTTTAAATTTAATTCAATAAACAGCTCTGGCATATGTATTTCACATGGCATAATGAAATTAAAAAACTGTTTAATTCAGTCTAATGTTAAAATAGGGAAATAGTAAAAAAAGAAACTATAACCTTCACTTAACATCTAGAGAATGCATGGCTATCATAGAGCATAAGTTTGTCTTTGTGTACAGTGAAATGAGTTTAATTCTCTTTTACTATCCTACTCAGGTCACACATTGAAGCGAAACGTATCATTATAAGCCCCCTTCCCCCGGCCTACCAACAATTTTGATATTCAACATAATGATTTGGGTCATTCAAGCATATGTCAGGCCTTGCAGCTAGCAAAGCTCTTTACGCTATGCGAACTTACTCATCACTACATTTATCGACCTCAACAAAACTACACGTATGTAAAACATTTCAAAATGCACACCGAAAACTCTTTAGCTTGGTACTATCCACGATACGTGTGGAGTCTGAATGGTTCCCCTCTTAGCTGGATAACTTTTAGCGTCATGCATTGAAGTAGTTCCGAATACGGTATCTCAAGTTAAGGAGGATACATTAACTATCTCTGTTCAGCTGATAATAACCAGTTTCAATTCCCAGTCAATAGCGATATGATTATTACTAGTATGTGTGGATTATAAATTTTTACCCTTAATCTAAATTTATAAGTGAGCCTGTATGATGAATGAAAATCTTTATCGTTTGATTGTTGACTATCAAAGCAAAGTTCAAATGGTTTTAAAGCTAATGTATCGCTCTGGCATTCAAATGCCATCCTCATCCTATGATTGGATTGAGTATAATATACCCATCTCAGGTGAATTAGATGGTGGGATAAAATATTATAAACATGGTTCCGGATGTCAAGTTGATCTAGGTTCAGAAATTGTGGATTTTGATTTTGGAGAACATGGCGAAGTGGGAGCATTTAATTCTTGGTGGTTAGCTAAATTCGCTGGCAAAAATTTATATAAATATGGTTTCAAAAGCCATGATGATATTTACACTCATTTAAACACGGAATTAAATCATGGAAATATAACCCCTCTGAATAATAACCTTTACTACATAACGAACGTACCTTTTAAATTTGCTTTAGAGATAGACACTCGAAACCCCGGGGATAAACTGCCAAGCCGTAATCACGATCGTGTACTAACGCTTCAGCTACATTATTTCGAAACTGCTGAACTCATGTTTAAAAACTACAATAAAACCAAACAAAAGATGAATAGAAATGGTAAACTGACTTATCGAGATAAATTTGAAATGAGAATTTACATATCTACCTGGTTAGGTTTTTTGGGGGTAGTTTGCGAAGGCTTCCGTAAATTGAATATGCGAATCGTATTGAATAAAGAACGCCCGAGCGAATTTAAAGAATTGACGCCAGTTTCAGATCGTATTGGAAAGTTAATGAAAGAGCATTCAGATTCACTCAGAATCTTTAGAAATAATGTCTTTCATCTTAGGGAAGATAATGAGCACGTACACCTTTTCTTTCATGATGAAGTTGATCGTCTTCAATGGGCCCATGAGTTACATATAATGCTTTCCGATTTTTTTTCGAAGTATCAATATTTTTGCGAAGTGCATTATGTAATTAACGGACGTATAGGTGAAAGCAACTTGGTAAAGAAAAAGTTAATTCACAAAAATAAACTTTGATTTTGAGATGATGCGTGATGATTGATCAAATGATTTGCTATGTTTTATTCTGAATGTGTCCAAAGATTACAAACGTAATATCGTAACTGAACTCTTTTATGTAGCTTGTGCGGAGCTTGAGGCTGGCTAAAAGTCGGGTATATCAGTCATGCTGCGAACTTCCTACCTTTCAAACGTTGTGCCTGCAGCAGTTGTTCGAACCTCATTCTGATCGGGTTACCGCAACCAAACGGCATATCGTTTACTCTCCACATTGGGGAACCGTTTTTAGTGCCCGTCTGGACAATCCGTCCGGTACCCGCCAGTTGTCTAACCTGCCCACTGACAGAGCTGCCACTACGCCCCATTGCTCTAGCTATTTCGCCGGACGTCATATCCGGATTAGCCCTGAGGAATTCAAAGGCGGTTATTTCATTGCGATACTTGGATTTGATTTTTTTGGTCATGGTCAAAACTCGTTTACTTGGTTAAACCTGCCGCTTTGCGGCGTTTGTACTCTTCCATCAGAAGCTGTGCTGGTGTCGGCCCTGCCGGATGTCGCGGCGCTTCAAGCTGTCGGCGAATCGGCGGGATCGAGAATCCATTAGCCAGGTGCTTCGTCCACTTCGTGAGTAATTTTTCTGCCAGTTTTTTTAGCTCCCCCTCTGTGAGGTTTCGCTCAACTCCCGTTCTACGCATCTCAACGCAGATGTGATACAGCACGTCCTGTTTCCAGGGGTATCTGTCGCTGCCCGAAAAGCGATAAGACTCATTGCGCCAACGCTTGTATTCAGCCATCACAGCTTCGGATGTCAGGTTGAATGGGTTGGCTCCACTCGCCGAAACCAGCGCTACGAATTCAGCCAGATCCGGTGGCCATGTGTTACCCGCGGCGCAGCGCTCCATGCACTGACGGCAGACCAGGGTAATCTGGGCATCACTCATCGATCCAATCTGGGCAATCCACATATCCGATGGCGCCGCCCCGTTCTTCTGGGTCCACCGGTTCGAAAATATTTCCCCCATAACCGTCCACAGGCGCCATGCAGTTTCCGCCGCGAGCAAGTCCGTTTTCGCGCTCCCACCGTTCTCGGGCTGCCTGAATTTCCTGGACTGCCCGAGATCTCGTGTTATCTGGTTGAACTCCTGCATTCGCACTACCCCCGTTAACTGGTTTTTTCTGGCGGACTTCCGCCCGGTTGAGATGCCGGGCTAACTTCTGTTCCCATTGCACCTGATGGAATACTTTTCCTTCGGCCTGCCAGTAGGCAATGAAGCTACTTAGCTCTGCGGGAAGATTTAACCCCGGCTTTAGCGGCATGCCCCAGAGCGTGGCCTGTCTGGGAAATTCCGCGGATGGTTTCCAGTCCTGATGCATCGCAAACTTCCCGAAGGTCTGACTGGCACCAAAGGCAATCCCGGGCTGATTCGGATAACCCGGCTTAACTGGTTCGACCAGATCGCTATATGTGGGGGTTATATCTTTTGGTTCCTCTGGTAGATTCCGGATCCCGTTTTTGGGATCGTTTGACGGAAAAAACGGGATCGTTTGGTTGTTTTGCGTACAGGAAACAATCCCGCTTTCGGTACCCTTACCAGATGTAACAACACCGTTTTCGGGTATGTTTAAACGATCCCGTTTTTGGTAATGTTCCCGTTTTTGGGTGTGTTCAACTTCGGCAATGCTTTCTTCCACACCAAGAAGCCGGTAAACAGGGATTTGTTTAGTCCGCCCACGCCGTTCACCTGTATCTTCAATAAGCCCAATCGAGACCAGATATTGCAGACTCGACTGGACTGTTTTCTTATCCAGTTCAGTTGCTTCAGCCAGCGCAGGAATGGATGGAAAAGCACAGAGATCAGCCCCGCACATATCGGCCAGCCAGGTCAGAACTGCCTTCGCAGAAGATTTCCCGGTTTTGACTTTTTTGGCCCATCGCATTGCATCAATGCTCATGAAGCCCCCTTATTTTCTGTACGGTACTCATTGTAAAAACTCGATTAAAAAAATTGCGGCGCTACGGCGCTAATGCTCGCCAGTAGTGGTCCCGCCGCATCTGCAGGAAGCATGTTAAAAAGTGCAATTGCTGCCTCTCGTATTTCACGCTCTAGCTTCTGCAGAGGTGCGCCAAGCAACTTGGCCTGGTGCGCTTCACTGCATTCTTTGATTGCATTAGCCACCAGCTCGGTTTCAGTTAAGCCGCGTTTTAGGCCATGTTTGCGCGCGATCTCTAACGGCATTGCATCAGCGATAGCCGCCGAAAGCTGGATGACATAACTGGTGTACTTCTCTGAGCCGCCCTCGTTTTTCAGGTAGCGATACAGATTCTGTTTATTGACGCTGATACCGCGTCCGTTTTGCTTTTCCCACTGTTCGGCCACCAGCTGTGCGACGTGGTCTTGCGCACGTCCAGGTAATGAGGACTCCCATTCCTGAACGGCGGTATAAATGGCCCTGCACTTATTGCGATCGCGGCGCATCGGTAAATACTGATTTTCTGTTTTCAGCTGCATACCTTTCACCAGGGTATGATTTTCAAAAGAGATGGTTTGCATGGTTACTCCTTTGGAAGTCCATCAGCAGGGTTCGGATAAAGATCTGGGCGCAATTCGTGTGGTGTTACCTTCCAGTCGACAGCTTTGCTCACCTTGATCACTAGCTCTCCTGGTATTTTATTTTTGAACCACCCATTAACTGTTTGGGCTCTCCTTTTCATACGACGGCCGAGCTCGGCTTGGCTGCAGATGTTCAAGAGCTTTTTTTGGGTTGATGTCTTCATCGGTTGATCTCGTTGGTTGTCGATGGAAGACAATAAAACAAATTTAATCGATATCGTCAAATTATTTCGATAGTTAGACCTACAGAAAAAATCTGTATAATCAGTTGTAACTTTATGAATTGGATGAAGAGATGAACTTCGGAAAGAGATTGCAAAGGGCTATAAAAGATCTCGATATATCTCAATCTGAGCTAGCCCGCAGGTTGGGAGTTAAGGCTCAGTCGGTAAGCGGCTGGTGTAACTCTGATATTCTACCTAGATCTGAAATCTTAAATCTTCTGCCGGCAGCTACTGGTTATCCGCTTTCATGGTTTTTTATGGAAGATGGCGAAGTATCTCAAGATAAGGATCCGTGGGAGACAAACGTTCAAATCAAGCCGTCTTCTGAACTCCAAGCAAGGCTGCTTAATGCGTTTGAACAGTTACCAACTGATGATGAAAAAGAGAGAATTATCAGCCTTATAGACATGCGTCTTGAAGAACTTGATAATTTCGCAAAGGCCTATCTACAAAAAAGAAACCTGATTCCCCCTACTAAATAAACCCTTCTATCTCCTTCCACATTTCGTGGGTCATGAATTGACCTGCTGGTTTTTTTTACCCCTAACTATCGATTTAATTTGACTCATATCGATTACTTCGATAATAATACACCCATCGCAACACGTCATCGAGGCAGGAAGCCCACGTAGTAGCTGCCGGCGGCATACGAAACACCGGATGAGATGACAGCAACATTAATCGCAGCAGGTTTAAACGTTCCGCTACCCGGCGATAAGGGTCAACAAAATAAGGTAATGCTCATGTCTGAGGAGACTTTGAAACTGGCCGTTAGCTACTCAAATGCCAGCATGGTTATTGAACGATCAGTAAACATTTTCCAAAACGTAAATGAAATCCGTTCATCGCTGGATGATATGCGCGAAGCAATGAAATCCTGCGGCATCGTTATGGATGATCACTTGGACAGTTACGACACTGCTCTGCGTAATCTGGAAAAGCTACTGCAAAAGATTGAAGGCGATGCCCGTCAAGAAGCTATTGCTCTGCGTTACAAGCTCAAGGCGCAGTAAACGGGCTTTGCAATGCGGTGAATGCGGCTATGCGCACGCGGCACAGTTAAAAAGGTAAACATGAGCGGTTTTCATGTTGCGGGAAAAAGCAGGTCGGCAGCAGTTGTTAACTGGCTGATGTCACCGGGAGGCACCCGGCGCCGCATCGCAAAGCCTGATTAATGGTTAATCAGCAAGTAGCGTTAGCCGCGATAAGGCTGAGGCTGGAATGAGTAAGAACGGTATTCGCTCTCTGGTCATTTCGTTAATTATCGGCCTTTTGTTCTGGGTCGCAGTATTTATCACACTCAAGGAGTTAATCCATGATCGATTTCAAACGCAAGCCAGCGCGCCAGCAGGCCATCCGCCTGAGCTGGTTCGAGACAAGAGTTCGCCAGCTTTGCTACCTGTTAGCCCAGAAAGGAAACCCTGAGGCTAAAGCATGAATACGCTGTTTGCCCTTGTCATCAGCGTGTGCGCCCTGACCGGCGAGTGCTCTGATGTCCTGATAGGCGTGTATCCATCTGAGACCAGTTGTAACAGCGATGCTGAGGCCCAGAAGGTAAAAGGCACATGCCAGCCATACAAAAAGGCATTTAAGACGGCTGACGACCAACAGCCTGCAGTAAGTTTCTGATTCGGGTTTTGATAATGGGCACCGGCAGATGCCAGCCTAAAGCCTGGTATACCGGGCTTTGTGATGGTACATCCGCCATCGTAACCAAACAGGAGACGAGGCCTGTTCTGGTTAAATTGGAAAAGTTGACTTTGCCCGCCCCGCGGCGGGCCCTTTTTCCGGAGGTTTTATGTCAGCTAACGAACTGGCATTGAAATTTAGCACTGCTCCAGCTGAGCAGCTCATCGGCGATCTGACCGTTCACGAAGTGAAAGAGGCACTTCACGATGAAGTGGAGGAAGAAGTGCAGAGTGAAGTATGGATGGAACATAACTTTGCTATGGAAGCCGCTGAAGAGGTTGCAGATGCCTTTGCTACAGCGATGAAGCTGGCACTGACGCAACCCGCAAAGGTGGCTAAAGCTACATTACGCAAAGCGCTAAAGGATTATCCGGGTTATGGCTCAGAACCAAAGAGCGGCCCATAAAGCACAAAACCCGCGCAAGGCGGGTTAAGTACCCCGGTTAGCCGACCAAAGCTTCCCGGATTCGAGTTTTGACAATGACCACTACCCAGAGGGAGCTTTCACAGTCCCGGGTATCTTACAGCCTTAAGGAACCCAAACGCAATGAACAACTACGCGTATCTCATTAAAGCAAAGGCAAAAGCCACCGAAGCTAAAAACCTCTTCTGCTGGTTCTCTGCTAAATCCGATTCCCGCGCCGAACGCCGTATCCTGGACATTCTGGAAGACGCTGAGATTAATGTTGGCCGCGGCGCCAACCACCAGCTGCCTATCCGCACCAACTGGTTTATCGTTGATGACCTACCGGAAGAAGGTGTACTGGATGACACCTGGTGTGACCGCTACGAACCTGGCGAGGATGGACTGAGCTGGCAAAAAATTGCTGCTCCAGTCCCTGCTGAGCCAGAAGTAAGCAATGAACCGGTAGCTAACCCCCCTGTCAGCAAGAATGATGAAGAGGACTATTCGGCCAATGAAGATGCCCTGTTCAACCTGGCTGAAATGCCTTTCCGCACGCAGCTGCTTGCCCAGTACATGGCCGACGAACGCCATGTGTATCACATTAGCATTCCACACCGGGACCGCCTTTCCTTAATGGAAATGGATACAGAGAATCACGCTATACAGAATCTGATCCTGGCTGCTGAAAATGTACCGGAAATTAAGAAATACGATATTCCCGGTCTGTGGAAATTCACCAGTGCATTCAAAACCGTTTTCCCTGAAGGGAAACGCTATGAGCTTGGTAAGCAGGTTCAGTTTGCCAAAATATGGTTTCAAACGGCGCACATTGACCGCGGGATTCTGACTAAAGAATGGGCTGCTGGTAATAGTATTTCTACCGTAAATCGCACGCCCTCCGGTGCGAATGCCGGCGGCGGTATCGCAACAGATCGCCTGACTCCGTTAACGCCCCTCGGCCTTGAATTCGAGATCTGCCTGGGATTGATAGCCCGTACCCAGGAGTTCGACATCTACAGCCCACCGCTGGACGTCGATATTAAGGCAAACAGCATGATGAATAAGATGGAAAACGCTGAGTTCCTGGCAACTCGCGAGCTTTTCATGTCCATGCCTGGTGGTCGCGATTACTCACGGGCCTGTAATGTCGCGACGGTTAAAACAACGCCAGAGGGTTTGTGGAAAGATCCGGTGAAACATCGCGAATATCTGAACCGTGTCATGACTGAAGCCGACCACGCTCACCCGGACGAGCTTATTGTTGATATCGCCTGCGGCCGTTCCTCGATGCCTATGCCAATGCGTAAAGCTGAAGAACCTGACAATAGTGATGCAGATAAGATGACCGGCGCGAATGATCAGGCCGATGATACGCCGGCGCGCGAACTTGAAATCAGGCCTCAGGTAGAACTGGCTATTTCCGGTAAAACTGCAGTAATGGATCTGTCAGAAGCAAGTGAACTGCTTAACCTTTTAGAAATCGAACGGGATAATTTTATCAAATCCCTCTCATTCGACCTTTATTTTATGGAGGTAGGTGGTCTCTCCATTTCAGATGACGAAATTCATCACCTCACATTACAGGCACTGCATAAGTGGATTAAGGTTCCGGCCAGACGTGTGCGAATGCTTGAAGAAGCACTGGCGAACATCCGCACATCAAACGCAATGCCTGAAAATCCGGAGCAAGGTGATCTGCAGGACAAAACAAATCAGATATTAGCCGCTAACCGTGGTGAATATATCGAAGGCATCAGCGATCCTAACGACGGCAAATGGGTTACAGAAGATCTAACCAGAACTAATTCTACCGCAGAGGCCACCAGCGATGTGCAGATGGAAGAGAATTTCGGTAATGAAACCGAAGTTGTTAATGAAATTTCTGAAAGCGAAACAGCAGCTGAGACAGGTACAAGTAATGCTGACATTGGTAGCGAAACAACTACCGTAAATATTGAATCCGGTCATCATAATGATGTTGAAGAATTACCAGCAGATGACGTTCACGTCATGGTTGATCTTGAGGTTATGGGTAAAAAACAAAATGCCCCCATCGTTGCTATCGGAGCGGTCGTGTTTAATCCGGCTACAGGCTCAATCGGAGAAAGTTTCTATAAAGTCATAAGCCTCGAGTCGTCTGTAAATTGGGGTGCGGAAATGGATGCACCAACCGTTATATGGTGGCTTAAGCAGTCCTCCGAAGCGCGCTCAGCGATCGTGAATGATGACGCCATCCCGCTACTTGATGCCCTACTCCAGTTCCGTGAATTTATTTTCGAAAATATCCCTGGAGGTCGCAAAACTGCTCAGGTCTGGGGTAATGGCGCATCTTTCGATAATTGTATTCTGCGTTCTTCATTTGATTACATCGCTGAAGAATACCCGTGGGAATACTGGAATGATCGCGATGTTCGAACAATTGTAGAGCTCGGTAAAGCAATTGGAATAGACCCGAAGAAAACCATCCCATTTGAGGGAGAACGGCACAACGCCCTTGCCGATGCTATACACCAGGCCCGGTATGTTTCTGCAATCTGGCAGCGTCTCATCGAGGGTAATAGAGTGCTGCAAAAACTGACTCAAAACTGATTTTTTATTTTCAGAATTACGCCCACCAGCCAGTTATCTTTTACTGGCTGGCTATCTGAGGTGATAGCTATGTACGAACTCACACTGTCACCAGTGGAAATTGCTGAAATTACTGGATACAGACGGTACACAGAACAGCAGCGTCAACTTCGATGTCACGGCATTCCGTTTACTACGGATCGAAGAAATCGCCCAATTGTCCTGCGTAGAAGTCTGGCACCTAATATTACTGAATTGCCAAAGGTTGACGAGTATGTTGCAACAGAACCCAACTTTGACGCCATCTATGGGAAGACCACGTAAAGATCCGAAGGATATACAACTTCCGCCTCGGGTCACAAAAAATAAATATAGCTATGTCTGGAAACCAAAAGGTACAAAGAAAAGTATTAGTTTGGGGAAGATACGCGAAACAAGTATGTCAAAACTCTGGGCCAATTACGAAAAAGCAAAAGCTGAGCGCCATGACGTAATGACATTTGCCAAGCTATGGGGAATGTTCCTCGACAGCCCGACATTCACTGAGCTGGCGACTCGTACCCAGAGTGATTATCGCCAACACCAGAAGAAGTTACTGGCGGTATTCGGCAAGATGAAAGCAGACGACATTAAAATTGAGCAGGTTCGTATTTATATGGATAAGCGCGGCGTTTCCAGTAAGAACCAGGCAAATCAGGAAGTATCCAGCATGTCGCGGGTTTTTGGTTGGGGCTTTGAACGTGGCTATGTGAAGGGAAATCCCTGTCGCGGGATCCGTAAGTTCACTCTCGCAGATCGTGACGTTTATATTCCAGATGAAGATTATCTGGCTGTTTACGAATGCGCACGAATAGAAGTAAAAGTTGCGATGGAAATATCTTATCTCTGTGCAGCCCGCGAAGGCGACGTTTTTGATTTGATAGTTTCCGAGCTAATGGAAGATGGGATTTTTATTGAGCAAAACAAGACGGGTAAAAAACAGATCAAGAAATGGACACCCCGTCTACGTGCGGCGATTGATTTGGCTAAAAAACATCTTATCGGAAAATCAGCAGCCGGTTATGTAATCCCTTCACCATCAGGTGGACGGATGAATAAAAAAACATTCAATACATGGTGGAATAACGCGAAAAAGCAAGCCGCGGTGAAACTGGGTCGACCTGTTCCGGGTACGTTCCACGATATTAAAGCCAAGGCGATTTCAGACTATGAAGGTAGTAGCAAAGAGAAGCAGATGTTTAGTGGACACAAAACAGAAAGCCAGGTTGTGACGTATGATCGTAAGGTCAAAATATCGCCGACGCTGGACGTTCCGATGATGAGCAAGGAGAAGTGA